TGAATGTGATGAAAGAGTATGAACCCGAGTTCGATCAGATGCTTTTTTATCTCCCTCTTAGTGGCTCTGCCTTTAAGAAAGTCTATTACGACGAGCTCTTAGGCAGAGCTGTATCTAAATTTGTACCAGCGGATGATTTAATTGTTCCGTACACAGCCACATCTATCGAAGATGCTGAAGCTGTTGTTCACAAATTAAAGATGTCAGAAAATGATTTAAGAAAAAAACAAGTATCAGGTTTTTATAGAGACATAGAAATAAATCCTGGGTACAACCAAGAGACAGACGTAGAGAAAAAAGAAAGAGAGTTAGAAGGTGTTACAAAAACAAAAGACGATAATATTTTTACAATTTTAGAATTCCATATTGATTTAGATTTAGAGGGGTTTGAAGACAAAGACAACGCTGGAGATATGACTGGAATAAAACTTCCATACATTCTTACGTTAGATGCAGGTAGTAGAGAAGTATTATCTATTAGAAGAAACTATCAACCTATGGATCCGTTAAAAAAGAAAATAGAATATTTTGTTCATTTTAAATTTTTACCTGGTCTAGGTTTTTATGGCTTTGGTTTAATTCACATGATCGGTGGTTTATCTAGAACTGCAACTAATGCATTAAGACAATTAATTGATGCAGGTACATTTTCAAATATGCCTGCAGGTTTCAAACAACGAGGTATTCGTGTAAGAGACGAAGCAAATTCTATCCAACCTGGAGAGTTTAGAGATGTAGATGCACCTGGTGGAAACATCAGAGACGCATTTATGCCCTTACCATTTAAAGAACCATCACAGACTTTATTGCAGTTGATGGGGATTGTGGTCCAGGCAGGACAGCGATTTGCCGCCATAGCTGACATGCAGGTCGGTGACGGCAACCAACAGGCAGCTGTTGGAACGACCATAGCCCTGTTAGAGCGAGGCTCCCGGGTCATGTCAGCCATACACAAAAGAATGTATGTGGCGATGAAACAAGAGTTTGAATTACTTGCAAACGTATTCAAAACTTATTTGCCCGCTGAATATCCTTACGATGTTGTTGGTGCACAACGAAACATTAAAGTCACAGATTTTGATGACAAGATAGATATTATTCCTGTAGCTGATCCAAATATATTTTCACAATCACAAAGAATAAGTTTAGCACAAACAGAATTACAATTAGCGATGTCTAATCCACAAATGCATAATTTGTACGAGGCGTACAGAGATATGTATGAAGCAATCGGTGTAAAAAATATAGATTCAATTTTACCACCACCACAACAACCTATGCCGATGGACCCTGCATCAGAAAATATCATGGCAATGACAGGAAAACCTTTTCAAGCATTTAAAGGCCAGGATCACAGAGCCCACATTACAGCTCACTTAAATTTTATGGCTATGAATATGGCAAAAAATAATCCAGTTATAACTGCAGCATTAGAAAAAAATATTTTTGAACACATTTCTTTGATGGCACAAGAGCAATTAGAGTTAGAATTTGCAACTGAGTTACAACAAATTGCACAATTACAACAAGCGATACAGATAAATCCACAAGTTCAACAAGATCCACAAGTACAACAACAGATTTTAACGCTGACAACACAAATGGAATCTAGAAAATCTAAATTAATTGCTGAAATGATGAGAGAATTTAGACAAGAAGAGCAAGAAATTATGGGTGCGTTTGGAAATGACCCTGTTGCACAACTAAAAGCAAGAGAATTAGACCTAAGAGCGCTCAATGAAAGCATGAAACGTGAGCAAGATCAGGAAAAAATTAATTTAGACCGATCAAAACAGCTAATGGGTCAACAACAGTTTGATGAAAAGCTCGAACAGAACGAAGAATTAGCAAATTTACGAGCAAGTACATCATTAACAAAGCAAGCGATGTCTCAAACAGCTAAAATTCAAAACGATTTGTTCAAAATGGCAGATGTAGAGATATTGAAAGGTCCAAAAAGATAGTATAAGGAGAAACTATGAAAAAAAATAACGTAAAAGATCCAAAAATTACTCCAGAGTTGGGTGCAGACAAGGATGGTATGCAAAAAGGTGGTATCGTTATAGAAACTACTATGCCAAACGAGTCACAAACTGTGGATGTAAAAGGAACAAGAAGAATTAGACCGGATAAAAAACCGGTTAAAGCTACTTGGTATTAAATTATGTGGTTTAGCGCATTAAAGCTGGGTTTAAACGCAGCAACGCACATCTATAAGAAAAAACAAGAAACGAAGATGGCGATGGCGGATGCTCAACACATGCATGCATCTAAAATGGCTAGAGGTGAGAGCGAATACCAAGGTAAATTATTGGAAGCAAGACAGTCGGACTGGAAAGACGAGTTCGTTTTGGTCGTGTTAACGCTCCCGATATTAGTGATCGCCTGGGGGGTCTTCAGCGACGATCCGGGTGCGGCTGCAAAGATAAAAGAGTTCTTTGAGCAGTTCCAACAGCTCCCGTCATGGTTCACAAATCTCTGGATCCTTGTCGTTGCGAGCATATATGGTATAAAGGGAACGCAAATATTTAAAAATGGAGGAAAAAAATAATGCCTAATTTTAGATTTAACACACAGGTTGCTAATCCGAGAGGACAAGTCGGTAGAAAAAAATTAGCTGGCGGTGGCATGGGCGGCAGAAAAGGTGATATGATGTATTCACGAGGACAAGGAATGAATCTCAAATCAAAAAGAATGCCGACTGAACTTATGGACAGAGGCGCTATGAAAAAAGGCGGTAAAGTCGGTAAGAAAGAACAAGGCTACAAAGCTAGAAAAGATGAATCTATCGCTATGAGAATTCGTAAGAAAAGAACTAAGAAGCAATTAAAAGCTTCTAGAGATGAGTCTTATGGAAAATTTGGTTCTAAGGCTAAAAAATCTGGAAAGATTAATAGATAGTGAAGGGCCAGAAAAAAGTTAGAAAAGTTATGCGTGAGTTTAAAAAAGGTAAACTCAACATTGGCGGTTCTAAGAAAAAAGTAAAAAACAGAAAGCAAGCAATTGCTATTGCTCTTTCTGAAGCTGGAATAAGTAAAAGGAAAAAATAATGGGAAAACCAATAAGCAAAAGTAAAAATCCTGGTTTAGCTAAAATGGCTAAATCACCAAAGGGAAAAGAAGCAGCTAAAAAAATGGGATTTAATCCTGACAGAATGGTTGCTAAAAAAGGTGGACTATCAAAACTAAATCCTGGTTTGAGAGCTCACATGAAAAAGAAAATGAAGGGTAAGAAAAAATAATGGCGGGAAAAGGTTTGTATGCAAACATTCACGCTAAACGTAAACGTGGTGGTAAGATGCGTAAGAAGGGTGCAAAGGGTGCACCCACCGCAGCTAACTTTAGAAGAGCTGCACAAACTGCGAGGAAAAGATAATGACTAAACTATGTCCTAGAGGTAAAGCGGCAGCAAAGCGTAAATTTAAAGTTTACCCGTCTGCATATGCTAATGCCTATGCTTCTAAAATTTGTGCAGGTAAAATTAAAGATCCATCTGGGTTAAAGAGAAAAGATTTTAGAGGTAAAAAGGCTGAAGGTGGTTTGATGGGTGAACTCAACAGACCAGATAGAGGTTATAAAAAAGGTGGTTTCGTTGCTAAAGGCTGTGGAGCCATTATGTCAAATAGAGCGAAGAAAACTAAAATAATTAAACATGTCTAAAAATGGTCTTGATAAATGGTTCAAACAAAAATGGGTAGATATTGGGAGCAAGCGAAAAGATGGTTCCTTTGCAAAGTGTGGCCGTTCAAAACAGAAGAAGGACGCGAAAAGGAAGTATCCGAAGTGCGTGCCTCTAGCGAAAGCAAGAAGAATGACAGAGGGACAGAGAAAATCTGCCGTTGCCAGGAAACGGGCAGCTGCCAATGTGGGACCTAAACCTACAAACGTAAAAACATTTACAAAAAGAAAAAGCATGAGCATGGGAGGTCTTGCATAATGAGAAAACAAGACAAGATGCCTGCTAGGAATAAAAAAAACTTTCGTTCGACTAAGTCGGGCGCAGGCATGACAAAGGCCGGGGTCGCTGCCTATAGAAG